TCAACTAAACACTTCTTCCAGGATACACTCTTGCGGATTCTTATCTGGTCTAGGACCTACATACACCGGATGCCGCAGAGTATGTTCCTTCTTATCAATACTCATACAAGAAAAGTTAAATACATGATTGATAAAACTCTCAGGATAAAAAGTCATTTGGGCGCGATCATCATCTGTAAAACCAGAAGATACGGTACCAATTTTAACTAGACTACCATTATGATATGCGCCAATCTCCATAGAGGTAATTACGCCTAAATAATATGGCTTAGTAATCGGTTCCCATCCTTCTTCTCCATATTTATTTTCGTTAATTAACTCTTCACCCCTAGCCCAATAAGGCCATGTTTCTAATTCTTTGCCGGTATATTCTTTAGTGGGTTTACATAGCCCCACACAGACTAAATCAATAGTATCTACAGTTTTCACTTTAATACTACTCCAAGCTGGGCGCCTTCCAGCAGTATATACCGCATCCCTCTTTTTAAGAACAATACCTTCTCCACCAGAAGCTAGAATATTAGCGAGAATAGCTTGAAAATCTTCATCCTTTTTCTCGGCCAACCGCAAGAAATCATAAGAATCAAGGTTATATTCTTTCCACAAAGAAGCTAAAATGTTATATCTATCTTCTGCCCCAATTCCAGTTAAATCTTCTCCATTACAAAAAATAATATCATGGACATAATAATGAATAGGATTATCCTTCTGTCTTTCTATTGCTTTCTTCGGCAAACAACCCATAATACTAGTTACATTCTTGGATGTTCCGCCCGGATAGTAGATTTCACCAATCAGAACAGTAGAAGAAGGTAACACAGAAAGCGCTTCTCTGATATGCGGTACATTATCTAGTTTTTCAGTAAGTAACCCAGTAGTTTTGCTAATAGTTCTACCGAATAGATATGCTCCATTTTCAACTTTTACAAATTGATATAAAGCACCGTCAATCTTTTCTGTAAGAAAGTATTCTCCAGATTCACAGACTTTTTCAAACATATCTTCTTTGCCCGAAGGCAGCTTCCAAATGAGCTGCGCCTCGAGCATAAGATCTTCTGCGCCTGGATATAATTCTGCAATCTTTTCTTTATCGAACATAATACCTCCTTAAATTTCGGTAATAGAAGTCACTGTATCATTGTTCTTAATAACCAAATTTCCAAGCATCATTTTGCTATACTGCGGGAACTCTTGGGCGGAAACCCGTACAGAACTGCGGTCGCCGGTAATGAGGATATCGCTAGTTAAGTCAACTTGAGCTACTCCGCCAATGTCAACTCCATTAGTACATTTTACTCCCTTACCACCTCTGCCTTGTGTATTAAACTCCGCCATATCAACAAGCTTTCCGTGGCCATCGGCCGTTACAACCGCAAGATAAGGCTTTCTAATGGATACGCAAGCAACCAGTTCATCGCCATCATTAAGCTTAATACCCTTAACGCCCATCGCGGTTCTCGAAGAAAGTGGCATATCTTCTGTAGCGAATCGAATAATCATACCTCTCTTAGAAATAAGAAGAACATCTTCATCACACATAAAATCAACAGAGGTGAGGAAATTACCCTCTCGCAGTTTTAGAGCCTTAACACCTTTAGAGTGCTTAGTAGAAGTAAACTCTTCAAACTTAGCTTTCTTAACTGTACCATCCGCAGTTCCGAAGAATACATAATTAGGTGTACTATTGTCATTTAACACAGTATAAGCCATTGCGGATTCGCCAGCTTCGAAGTCGACTAAACTCGTGAGTAATAGACCCTTGGTCGCATTAGTAGCTTCAGGAATATCAACGACAGGAAGTCTATACATTTTGCCAGCAGAAGAAAAGATAAGAAGCGTATCTACCGTATTTGTCTTAGCCGTATATACCATGACATCTTCATTCTTAGCTCCTACAGTATTTCTGCGAGAAGTCTTATAAGACTTACTAGGAATACGCTTAATATATCCAGACTTAGAGATATTTACAACACAATCCTCTGGCACAATTTCAGGTTTAGCTTTTTCAGGCTTTTCTTCTTGGATGTCTGCCAGCTTTGTGCGGCGCTCGTCGCCATATTTCTCTTTAAGGCTCGTTACTTTCTGAATAAGGACTTGATTTCTGTAGCTTTCATCCTCGCAAATCCGCACACATTCCTCAATTATCTCTTCCTTCTGCTTTAATTCATCTACTAGCTCTTGCTTATCAATACGAGTTAGCTTAGCAAGTTTCATATCAAGAATGGCATTAGCTTGAATTTCATCAATGCCGAGAAAATCTACTAACTTAGCATTAGCGTCTTTCTTTCCTTCTGCTTTTTTAATAAGTTCAATAACTTCATTAATTTTATCTAATGCTACAAGTAGACCTCTTAAGATATGCGCTCTTGCTTCGGCTTTTTCCTTATCAAACTTAGTAGCAGCGAGTAGGACATTTGTTTGGTGTTTAACATAAGCATCTACTAGATCCAACATAGAACAAAGCTTAGGTGTACCATTAACAATGTAATTCATGTTATAAGATACAGTAGTCTGTAAATCGGTCTTAGCAAAAAGCACATTCAAAGCCTTTGCCGCATTAACTCCGCTTTTTATCTTAAAAACTAATCTATTCTTACCTACATTTGATTCATCACTGAAATCATCAAAATACTTTTCTAATTCCTCGACGTTTTTATTGATTTGTTCTTTAATTTTATCACGATAAGTTCTATAAGGAATTGTAGTAAAAATAATTTCATCATTATTTACTTCATAATTTCCTCGAACTTTTAGAGAAACTTTAGACTTACCAGTTCTAAAAGCTTCACGAATCACAGAACTATTGATGACAGTACCGCCAAGCGGGAAGTCAGGTCCCTTCATATACTGCATTAATTCATCTACATTCGAGATTTTATCCTCAATATAAGCGGTAATAGCGTTACAAGCTTCAGTTAGATTATGAGGCACACTAGAATGAGATAATGCGACGCCAATAGCTTGTCTACCATTACAAATTGCATTAGGGAAAAGAGAAGGCAAAACAATAGGCTCCATAAACTCGCCATTGTAAGTTTCTTTTGTTGGTACTACATTCTTCTTATAATCACCCATCATCAAGTCTGCGTAAATAGAAGGTTTAGCTTCTGTATATCTCGAGCTAGCTTTCATATCATTAGATTCTTGAGTACCAAGAGAGCCTTGACCTGTAATAAGCGGATACCTCATAAGAAATTCTTGGGACATCTTACAAAGCACGCCATAACAAGCTTGATCGCCGTGAAAATACGAGGTCGCTAGGGTAGATCCGACTAGAGCATTACACTTTTTAGTCTTGCTTTTAGAATCCATTTTCAAATAATCTTCCATTGTCCACAAGATTTTACGCTGTGCGGAAAGGAGACCGTCTTCTGCGGCTGGCACCGCACGATCTGTAAGTACCTCAGAACTATAGGTTAAAAAACATTCTTTCGATTCATCTAAAATATCTACTTCTGTAATATTCGCCATTAAATTCCCTCCTTAATCAAAGCTAAAACCAAGTTCTGTAGCATTATCATAGATATATTGTCTACGAGGTTCGATCGCAGGACCTTCTAAAACTTCTAGCAGTTTAATAGTTTCTTCTAAATCAGAAATTGTTAGTTGTTTGTATCTTTCATTCTCAAAGCACACCTTCTGCAAATCGATTGGGTTTAATTCGCCTACATATTAATCCATTGTTTCCAATGGTACTGACTATTTCTTCTTTAAGATAAATCTTAAAGCTTACCGTTTCCTCATTTAACTAGCTTCGTTTCCTAAAACTAGAGTGCGTACCAATAGCACCAGTACTTCCCGACAAAGGGAATAGTCGATACACCTTTCTCATTATGAGACTTGGCACGAGATTATCTTCAACTTTACTTGGTCAGACTCCCTCGTTAGCTTGTTTATTAAACAAACCCCCATGGTCATTGGGAAAAGTAAGTAAGGGCCAGACTATCTCTTACCCTTTTGCTCGTAGTAACTCATAACTTCCAGAATTATGACTCTTCCAATCCTCCAATTCTGCGTCAGAATAACAATAATACTCTTCGCCTTTTTGTCTAATGATATAAAGAGGAGTTACAGCTCGATATAGTCTGCCAGCTTCCACGAGCGGCCGCATATAAGTACAAAAGAATGTAATAAGCAAAAGTTCAATCGCACTTCCATCGCTATCTTGGTCACTGGTGATAACAATCTTATTAAAATTCATCTTGGAAACGTCAAAAGCATCACCGAATCCTGCACCAATAACTCTGATAATATCAGACATCTCTTGATTAGCTAGAATTTTATCCAAACTAGCTTTTAGAGGACTAATAATCTTACCTCTCAGCATATAGATGCAATCAGTCTTGGCATTACGCGCTTCAACTGCAGCTGACCCGGCGCTTAACCCCTCGACTATAAGCAGCGTGCGTTCTTCAGGTTTTTTGTTCACACAATCAATGAACTTATTACTGAGTTGCATCTTAGCCTTAAGGCCGGTTTCTTTCTTCTTAGGATCTCGTGCGGCATCTCGAGCTTTGCGTGCAGCTTCTCTCGCTTTTCGGGCGTTTAAAGCCTTGTCCGCAATGTTTTTAATTTCTTTTTCATTTGCTGCAAACCAGTACTGGAGAGATTCAGTAATGATCCCGTTAAAAGGTTTCATATCTAGCTTTACAATTCTAGACTTAGTTTGTGCGTCATAAGAAACACCAGGTGCAGAAATATTAAAAGCTAAATACATACCTTCTTGACAGTCATCGCCGGAAAGATTACTATCCTTATCTTTAAGCCATCCTTTATCTCTAAAGAATTTATTCATTTCTCTAGTTAGAATAGTTTTAATCTGAGAAATATGGGGACCAGAATCAGTAAGACCAGTATTCACATATGGAACAATAGTAGAAGAATAGGAATCAGTATACGTCATTACTAAGTCAATACTATACTTGCCTTCTGTATGATTGATAGTAAAACGATTCTTTAGAATTTCCTTTTCTTTAACCGCTTTGTCTACTAAATTCTTTAAACCTTCCTTAGAATAATATTTTGTAATTTCTCCATGACTAGTATATTCAATAGTAAGTCCGGGACAAAGACAAACTAAAACCTCGAGTAAGTCTTTAATTACCTTTTCATTAACTTCGGGATGGTCAAAGAATTCTTCGCTAGGAAGCCATTTTACATAAGTGCCGGAAGGCTGCTCTGTATCTGCCACTTCTCTCGATGTAAAGATACCTTCATCAAATCTGATTTTTTCCATCTTACCATCGCGATAAGAAGTAACTTCAAGCCAATGACTTAAAAAGGTAGGAAGCTTAGAACCAATACCATTAAGACCTAAAGCGGTACCTTCATATACGCCATCTTCACTATACTTACCACTGGTATTAAGTACACTAAAACTAGCTTCAAGGATAGTTTTACCATCTTCCCGCACACTGTTAATTAAGAAACCTTGTGCGTAGTCTCTAACTTCAATAACATTATCATCATTTACTTTTACTTCAATTTTAGACCCATTACCAGCTCGAAATTCATCAACAGCATTGCTAATAATCTCGATTAAAAGCTGTGTAGAATACTCGGTGCTACCTACGTAGACACCAGGCCTCAAGCGTGTAAACTCCCTAGGATCTAAGCTTTGAATAGAATTTTCATCATATAGATTTTT